GAGATGATAATAAATAGGGAAGTTCATGTTTATCAACTAATTCAAATGGTAACGTTCTATCACTATTTGTTAATTCTATTATTTTATATATATCATCTGGTAATGTACCAGCACCTGTACTTAAAGATACAGTAGATGTTTTATAAAATTGATCAATTCTTTCTTTTACTTTTGATGGTAAATTAGCATATCCACTATTAATTCTATTAACAGTGCCCATGTTTAAAAATCTATTATATTCAAATATAGATTGATCTAACATAGCTAATTGTATTTGAGAAGCTAACTTATTAAACTCATCAGGTGTTAGAAAACCTCTTTGTTCTTTGTTAATTATAGATAAAACTTTTTTATATACTTTGTTTACGTTTATCATTTTTTATTATTTTTAATATTATACCCAACCCATCATAGCTGATATTCCTGGATTTTTCTTTTGCCATGCTTCATTATTTTCTAACATATCTGTTCCCCATTTACCTGGTATACCACCACTTTTTTTAATTTGTGCTGATTGAACTGCTTGTCTAATTCCTAATCCAGCTTTTACACCCATTTGTGCATTTTGGGCCATAGTATTACCGCCTCCTGTTATAGAAGTTAACGCGTTTGCATATGAAAAATTTGAGGGTGAGTGTATTTCTTTAGATCCAAGTTGCATGTCTACAGCTGTTGATGCTGTATTTAAAGCTGCTTTCGCAGTCATTTGTAATTGCTCAGCGGGAGTTGGCCCCAACGCTGGATTTTCTTGTTTCAGTTGAGAGTCTGTAACAAGTTGTGTGTCTTCTTTGTAATTAGTTTGCCCAGTAAGTAAGGCTTGATCTATATAGTTTGGTCCGTTTGACATAGTTTTAATATTTTTTATTTATAGTAAGTAACCATCCCATAGAGATGGCTACCTCTATAAGTGATTAATTAATTTAATCTTTTTTCAACTGCTCTATACACTTCAATACCTTCATCAGTTTTAAAATAATGTACTAATGCTGAATATGGATTTTCATCAAATGGAACAGTAACTATTTTTTTGCTGGTTTTACCCCACATAAATGTTCTTTGATCATTTGATAAACTAAGTATTCCTTCTTCCACAGCTTTAATACCAATATTTCTAATGTTGATATTTTCATCATGTGCGAGCTCTAAGAACAAGTTTGGATTATTCTTTGCAAATATCATAAGATCTCTTTTAACTTCTTTCGAAGACATCTTAGATACTCTAGAACCAATCTCTGTTCTTACTATTGCTTCAGCTTGATCAATATCCATATTCTTAGCTACATTCATTGCTTCTAATTGTATTTCTATAGTATCTAACTGATCAACAGCATCTCCTTCATTATTTCTTTCATCATAATCTCTTCCTTTACCAGGATGATATAATGATAGTAGTTGTTGTAAAACAACTTTATTTCTAGGGACATTTAATACGCCGTCTCTAAAAATAATATGCTCCAACTTTGCATCTCCTTTAAATTCGTCAACAAATGGAGTTCTTTGATTACTAGTTAGTTTTATTTCTCTCTCGTAACCTTTTTCTTCATCAAACCAGTATACACCTTTAGATCTTAATAGTTTCATTACAGGTGTATGATCACCTAAAAGATAGTATTCCCTATCTTTAACTTCCCATTTATCTATTGGTTTTTCTTGTTTTAATGGTTTAGTAGTTTTTGGCTTTTTTGCCACAACTACTTCCTGTACCGGCTCTTGTTTAGCCAATACATCTTTTATTGTTTTTGTTTTGTTCATGATATAATATAATTTAATAAGTTTTAAAAAAAATAAAGATTAGGGCGGCGAACCGCCCTTATATCTTTAATTACTATCTATTAGTTATAGTTAGCATCTGTAAATAAGCAGAAGTTATTTGCAGCTTGCGTTACTAAACATCTTTCTGATAGATAATGAACATTCATATCATCAACATCAGAGTTAGCAGCGCCACCTACAGAACCTACTACCCAAGACTTAAGTTTTCTATCTTCAGTCTCAGAAGCTCTATATCTAACATGCAAGAATGGTCGTCTAATGTTTTTACCAAGCATTTGGTCATAAACAGAAGATGTTCCAGCAGGAATTAAAACTCCTTGGACATCTCCAAAATTAGCTCCACCTCTCGTAGATTTGTTATTTAAGTATTTCCAGTCAGATTTGTAAAAATCATAAGAACCTCTCCTGAAACCAACGAACCCTAAATTAAGAGCCATTTGTTCAGAATTTTCAAAAACACCCCAAGATGTTCCACCTTCGTGGTTTGCATTTTGAGTTGCTAGAGCGTCATCCATAGCGATTGAAGCAGTTCTGTTTAAGAACATCATATTTTCTTCAATAGCGCCTTGTTTGTCTAATTCTTTTAATATTACATCGAAGTTAGGAATAACATCTTCAGAAGAACTAAAAACTTGATCAGCTTCTAATCCTCTTGATTTGATAGCATCAAATAAACCTTGAGTACCAAAAGTTCCATCTTCGCTACCAAGTTTGGTATCAACTGTTGAACTTCCAGGTACGCCTTTTATTGCTTCTACCATTGCCATTTCTAAATAATCTTCGAATCTTACTCTCGTATCACCTTCAGCTTTTAGATACCATAAATAACCATTTTGACCAGATTCTCCAGAAACTTCGATCCACCCAATTTGAGCAGCGTCAGATCCAGAAACTTTAAATACATCTTTTTGGATGATTGGTCTGTTATTAAAAGTATCAACCTGAGGGTCGACACCAGCTTGCATACCACTAGCACCTTTTCCGAATTCAGAACCGAATACGAAAACGTCAATGGTTTTAGTTGCATCCCATCCAGATAAGTTAGACATTGCTGCTAATTTATAAGGATAGATTTTAAATTGAGTAGTAGCGGTTTCAGAACCTTCGTCTACGTAACAAACATGCGAACCAGTAAGACCACCACCAGTAACTAATACTGTGGATCCTGCTCTGATTGCAGTGTTTGAACATGTAACGACTCCAGCGTCTGTACAAGATAATCCGGTACGAGCAATGTGTAATCTACCTTGCTCACTCCAAATAACTTGATCAGATGCCATAGGAAGTTCTGCTCCTACTAATCTCAAAAATGAAGATACAGATCGATCTCCGTATCTCTCCACTTCAGCTTCATATAATTCAGGCAAATATTGTTGTGCCCAAGTATCAAATGAAGAATCAGCGAAATTTACATAATTACCAGTTGTTGCGGTTTTCTTCACGTATGGAGATAATTCCGGAACACTAGGTATAGTTGTTGTTGCCATTTTTCGTTAATTTTAAATTGTTAATTAATTGTTGTTAATTTTTAAACCTAAATTATTAATTAATAGTTTTTAAGTTTAAATTTCAGCTTCGAACTATCGTCTCCAGATAGAACCCTCACTTTAGTACCACCGGTATCGATGACATCTGGGCTAGATTTTCTAGCATCCATATTAATATTTTTGGATTTACTAGTAATTTCTTTTACAGCGTCAGCTTTACCTTGTTCGTAAAAATGAGTAGCTATTGCATCTGAATTTTTAGCCGCAAATAAAGATTTATGATAACCAGCAGCGTTTGTCAAAAGATTATTTGACGTGATGTATTCACTAAACACATCAATAACATTCTGCTGTGCATCTTTAATTTTGGCTGCATCTTTAACATTATAACGATATTTCTTGTCTCCAACATTAAATTCAAAACCTTTAAATTTATTATCAAAAACGTCATTAGTAAGTTTATCAAAATGCGTTTTTTGCTTTGATTGCAGTTTTTCAGCCTGTTCTTGCTCAATATTATAACGATTAAAAAATTCTACAGCTTTTTGTTGTTCTGGAAGCAACTTAGAACCCAACTTGACTTCTTTGTAGTATTTATCTTTCAGATCTTCCAAATGCTTTTTAGCATCATTAACCGCTTCTTTATAAGCAAGCGTTTTTCTTTTTACAGTTCTCTCATCATCAGTATCCTCATCAATAGCATACTTATCATCGATGATAAAAGATATTTCATCATCTGTTAGATGAGATTTTGTTTGTTTATAATATTCTCTTAAAAGAGTTGCTTCGTCAACACTAGAATAGTCAGTATTTAATCTAACATAATCTTCTATAGTACCTCCCGTCTCATTCATAAAGTCTACAACTTTTTCAATGTTTTCTGGTAATACTTGTTGTTTATCGAATACATTCTCTTGATCTCCAAACCCACTATCTTCAGTTACTTCTTTTTTTGTTTCTGTTTCAGTAGGCGTTTCATCAGTAATTTCTTCTAAAACTGGTTGTTCAGTTTCTTCCGTTTTTACTTCTTCTTTTTTTGTTTCGACTTTTGTAATGTTTTCCCGTCATCTTTTTTTGTTTTAGGGGGTTCATCTACATTTACTTTGTACACTTTATCAATGTCAGAATCCCATTTAGGTTTTTTGACTTTAATCTTTTTTTGTACATCTGCTTCTGCTGAAGTTTCCAATTTTGGTTCTTCAACAGGCGTAGTTTTAACAGGTTGTTCAACAACCTCTTCTACGACTTTTTCATTTGTTTTTGCCATAATATAATATAATTAAATAGTTAAAAAATTCTTTTTATTTTCCGTCTCTTGCATAATATGCTATAATACTTCCAGAATGTACATCTATTCCAGTATATCTACCAAAAATAGTACAATTAGCTGGAATTGCATCACCCGAACCACCTGCAGTCATTTGTACACCACCAGATCCTTCATTTACAGTTTCTGCGTCTGCAGTTAAATCACCAGCAGCATGCGCTGTATTAGCATGTCTATTTGCATCTTCTGCTGTTAATGCGGTAAACAATGTTGCTTCCAGAGTAGTAAATCCTACAAATATATGATCTGTAGGTGGTACTATAAGGTCATTACTTGCTTTAGTAAATACCGATCCTTCGATAGTAGATACAAAATCATTTGTTACTCGTCCCATTTGTTTTATTGTTTAAATTGTTAATAATTATCTTGGTTCAAATTGCTCTAAACCGAATCCTCCTAAGTTATCAAATCCTTTTGATTCAAAGTTTTTTGGAGGTTTTTTGTTATTTCTTTGATCAATTAATTCACTTTGTTGAGATGCTTGGATCTTAGTTCTTTCATCTTTTCTATCTTCTTTTTGTCCTTCTCTTTGTTTTGCAACTTCTAATTCCAATCGTTGAAGTTGTTGATTAAGTTCAAACTCATAAGCCATTAATTCTTTTTTAACTTGTGCTTCTGTTTCTAATTTTTTAATATCAAAACCTAATTGAGCTTCGTTAACTTGAACTTTACTACCAGCTATACCTTGTTGTTTTTGTATTTCAGCTTCTGCCGCCGCTTGTGCAGCTTCGGTATTAGATTTAGTCTGAGCTTCTATATTTTCCATTTGTATTTGTCTATCTTGTTCAAACTTTTTACGTCTACGTAGTTTTAACAACTGATTTGCAAGTTTTAAGTTTTTTATTTCTCTAACATCAATAGCATCCTCTAATTGTATTTGATCTTTTTGAAGTGCCATTTGGATATTATTTTCTAACATTTGTTTTTCTTCTTCATCAGGCATTAAATCTAAATAAATACCAAAGTCATGCAAATGTAATTCTCTTATCTCACTTAATGTAGCTATATTAAATCTACCTAAAGATTGTATAAAAGAAGATCTAGTATTTGAATATTGTAATACATCTGATATTCTTAAAGAACAAGCTTCAGCTGTTTTTAATGTTAAATATAAACCACCTTGTAATATATGTCTAGTAGCAGTATTTGAATTTGCTGCAGCCATTTTTTGTAATCCCACTAATGAATATTCATCAGGTTTACTACCATCTCTAGCTTCATTTAATCCGGTTACATCCCTCATCATTTGCATATAATAATTATAAGATGTTATTAAACTTTGAATTTTAGCATTTCCACCACTTGAACTTAATTCTTGTATAGGTATTTTACCATGATTAAATTCACCATCTTGTGTCATTGATCTACCAATAACGCTACCAGTTTGGAAATACATGTTTAAAGCATCTTGTGGATTGTAATTTGTTCCATTACCAAGATCAATTTCAGCAATACCATCAGCATCTAAATAAACACCATCTGGTACTAATTTAGATAATACTTGTTGTAGTTTTAAATGTGTTAATTGAATCATATCAGCAAAACTAATCATTCTGCCAACTAAAGATTCTATTTTACCTCTATATATTCTTGGCGCTATAATATTATAACTCATTTGTACTTTAGTAACATCTGATTTTGGTCTAGTCATGTTTTCTGCTAAAGTCCATTTTAATAATTTATCTTTACCAACAATTTTAACGCCACAATATAATACTTCTATAGATCTTTGAACTTTATTAAAACGTTCATTTGGATTTTTTGGAGGACGAAATTCATCTGTTCTTTCTATAGCTTTTTTAGCACCTGTAGCAGTTTCTTTTATTTTATAAACTTGATTTTGCCAAGTTTTATATTCAAAATATAAAACATCTACACTTTCTTTTTTAGGAGTATTTTCTCTACTACCATAAGATAATTTATTTGATTTATTATCTTCTAATTCTTTTAGATCCTCTAATGTTAATTGAGGAAATTCTTTTTTAAGTTCTGATATAGTAACATTACTAACTTCTCCAACATACCACATATCTTCAAAATATGGAGATTCAGAATAAGAATGTACTATATTAGCTGGATCTACATATTGTATTTTTACACCTTCAGCAGTATTAAAACTAGTTTTAACACAACCTATACCTATAACAGTAATGTCATAATCTATTCTTTTCTTTATATTTTCATATTTATTTAAAGCAAATAAATTACTTACTGCTTCTTCTTCAGCTATCTCTATAGATTGTTTATAATCTAATTGCATATGTAATGATAACTCTTCATCGTTTTGAGGCAGATTTTCTGGCTCATCAGTATTAAACATGTTTATGTTTGTTATTCTTTGCATCTGTTGGAAAAATGATTTGTTTTCCATATCTGCAATCATATTTTCAACGTATTTAGTTCTTTTTTCAACTCCAGCTACGTCTTGAGTATATGCTTTTAATTCATATGCTCTTTCTGCTATACCATTTACAACTATATCAACAAATTTAGGAATAATAGGTACTGGTCTCCAATCTAAATTAAGATAAGACATATCTCCATTAATGGATAATTCATTTTTGTATTTTTGTACAGATTGTTCACCACGAGCATATAATCTAAGCCTATGATAATTGTCTTTGTTAACAAAATATTTATTAGTTCCCGAATCTTTCTTAAACCATTCTTCTTCTACCGCTTTTGCAACTTGCAAACCGTATTCATAAGATGCTTTTTCTTCATCTAATACTGCTTGACTCGGAAAACCTGTTTTTGATTGTTGTTGTAACATTTACTTTATTATTTTTGATATTGTTCCTTCATTGTCATATTTTGAAAATCCAAAATCTATTGATTTTGTAGTTTTTTCGCTTGTTGGGCGATATAAATTTTTATTACATGCCATAATTGCTAAACCAGAGCTTATTGTTGCATCAAATCTTGTTCTATTATTTATATCAAATTTAGCCCAATCATTTAAAGTTTGATTAAAATATATATTACCATAATCACCACTAGGTTTTAAACCTACATAATTATTAATATATGTTTCTATAGCAGCAGCATGTGCTTGTTTAATATCTTCACTGGAATTAGGTATTCCACCTACTTCTTTTTCAGCGATTGATAATTTATTCCATGTTTTATCAGGTCTATTCATTGAATAACCTCTATAACCTCTTCTTTTTAAATAATATAAAAGTCTAGGTTTATTATTTTCACATAATAACGGCATTCCATAAAATACTAATGCCATTAATACATCTTCAAAAAATATCTCAGCTGTTTGTGGTCTAGCAATATATTCTAAGAAAAAATGACTTGGTGGACAATCTTCCATAGAAAATTTACTTAATCCATGTAGAGCACCTTTTGATCCTTTACCATCTACAGTACCAGATATATCGTAACTATCACATCCAAAAGCACCCATGTGTTCATTTTTTGGATACTTTTTACCATTTTTTATAAAATGATTATTTTGTAAATTTAATGATGGAATCCAACTTATATTAAATCTACCTCTTATATCTGGATAAAATATAACTTTTGTATCTTTTATACCATCTTTCCATTGAAAATTTCCAGTTGAAACAAATGAAGATGTATTTATTCCAGAATTAAAATCTATTTGTTCATATATTTTAACAAGATTAAATAGACTACCTTTTGTTTCATCTCTAAAAGCATGATCTGTTGTTCTTGGAAATTGTCTATAAAATTCATTTAATGAATCTTGATCATTTTTTAATCCTTCAACTTCATTATCCCAATGTTGTATTATACCAGTGTCTATATAATCTCCATATGGTCCTTTAACTTCTGTTTCTGGAGTATCAAAGACAGGTATGCCATAAGAATCGATGAATCCTTCGTAATTCCATTCCATAGGTATGAACAAAGAATATAATCCTGAGCGAGTCTGTCCATTGCGGTTTCTTTTTGTAACATCTGAACTTTCATATAGTTTTTTAAAATTATCACCACCTTTATCTAAAGCGTTAGATGTACTACCCATCATACATTTACCAATAATTCTACTACCTAATCTTAATGTTGTTTTTGTAACTCTCCAGTTATTTAAAATATTATTTGGTCTCTCCCATTTTCCACTTTCATCATGTGCTAATAATTGCAATTTTTCACCGTCATAACTATTGTCTCCCGTATTCTTCCAATCTATCGTTGTATCAAGACCTTGTAAATCTACAGCCTCACTACCCATTTCTATCTTTCTTCTAGTTAATTTAGAAGCTGGTACTCTATACGCTAATTCTGTTTTAGGTCGATCCATACCATCTTGAATCGGTTTAAAAAAGAATGGATAATTTACTGATATTGGTACTACCTTGTCAGTAAACATCTTTTTAGCATCTGGACCAGTTTTAGATAATATTCCATATCGTGAATCACTAGATATTGTAGCTAAATTTACCATTTCTCCAGAAGCCATAAAAGAAAATCCAGAACGTCTATTTTTTAAATAACACATTCCATAACATCTTTTATCTGCTTTACATGCCTCCCAAAATATATAAAACAATCTATTTGCTTCTCTAAATTCTGGTTTACCTACATCAATCTTACTCCATTGTAAGTACATATAATGTGTACCCGTTATATATATTGATTCACCTTTATTATAATACCAAAACCCATCTTCTCTTTTACTAAATTCTTCTTCTATATAATCTATATATTGATTTTTAAAATCATTAGGATAATCTTTCCAATCAAATATAGTTTTAATTCTTTTTAACGGTTTTGGTTGTTCAGTAACCTCCCACTTGTTACTATCAAACTTTTTAATATTTTTAGGTTTCTTTGGTAAAGCTATTTTTAAATTTTGGATTTCATATATCTCACCAACTTCCCCGGTTTTACTAATAACAATTAAATCATGTTCTTTGTTATAACCGTATTTCCATTTTTTACCTTTATTAAGCCGCTTTAGTGTGTTAATTCTAATTGGCTCAATAATTTTATATAACGTTTGTTTATACATTACTTAGATCTTCGTTCTGCAAAACCTTTAAATGATTCTTCTATTTTATCTTCGCTATTAATCTTACCATCTAATATATTTTGCTCTTCTTGTATTCTGTTCAATATTTCAAAAGCATCAAATATAGCTAATTTCTTTGTTGCAGCCGCATTCTTTAATCTATCAGCTGATATATCTTCATCTGAATCTACAATTGGTTCTTTAGCAACCTTTATTAATTCAGCAACTGCTTTATGCCCAGCTTGGATTATATTCTTCTTCGTTTCCTTGGTATTCATATTTAATTGAAATATCTTCTGTTTTTATTTTATATAATTTTTGATTATCAATAATAAATTCAAATTCACTATTAGGAGTAAAACCTATAATATCATTAATCTTTAAACCTATATTTTGTAATTCTTTATTAATATACTTTATAATACCTGTTAATGGTTTTTCTTTTTCATTAGCAGCTATTGTGTTTGTTGCTTTAATAGGTTTCACAAAACAACAATTACCAATAGGTTTCCATTTATTATTCTTTTTATAAGCATATATTTGATCCGGAGATACTATATATGTATCCTCATTAAACCATGATCTTGAGTTTTTTTCAATACCTCTAACATCATACCATCTTCTAAAAACATTATGATGAATAATTACTTCATCACCAACCTTAATATCTGTTTTTAATTGACTTGGTAAACCAATAACCACACCTTCTTTACTTATATTTTGAAATTTTGATATTTCAGTATTTACTATAAGTTCTTTATCACCTATTTTTTTAGTATTGTTATACCTGGTTTCTTTTGGTTTTATTATAAAATTAAATATACCTTTCATTTTTTAAAACGTGATCTCTATAATTTATTAGTATTTCTTTATTTTTAGATATATTTTTTTCAGCAATCATAATAATATCATTATTTTTTAAATAATAAAATTTAGCATTATTATTATCTGAATGATTTGTATATCTTCCTAATATAGTTTTGTATTGACAATCTATTGTCCCAATTCCTATAATATCACCTTTTTTTAATTCTTTAGAAGAAAAAACTCCTAAACCATTAATATTAGATTTATCTTTATAGTAGGTATTAGAACAATATTCAATAACCTCAACTAAATTAGTTAAATAATGCATCATATCTTGATCAATACCAAGATCTTTAAGCATTTTATTATAACCAGTCATTAATATTCTAAATTGTACTCAACTGCTATAGCCATATTTTTATTAAAATCTTTCCATGGTACAACATCGTTACCTTTTTGAATAAAAACT